CTTCTTTTTTCATTAGTCTGTCCTTGCTTCGAAGACTCTTCCTCTCATGTACAAGAGGGCTCCCCTTATATCTAAGTCCTTCTATGGATCAATTCCGGATATAAGAGAGAAGATAGAATTTTTTATATGCCCCACCTCATGGCATCGCTCCCGAAAACAGTCTAGAACATTAGGTCTTCATAACTTCCGATGGCTTCCTCCAAGGTCTCATGAACTGATGGCTTATAGGTATTTCTTTCTACTAATGTCTCCCATTTCGGAAAACCATGGAGGACGTCTTCTACTGTTATGGCCATCTGTCTCAGCTTACGAATGTCATCATCACCGACTCTAGCAACTACATCTCCTAGCACAGTATGAATCGGAAGGTTCACCTCAGTAATTATGGCCTTGAACATACAATGTAACGTATCATACGCAATCTTATTACTCGCATATGTACCATAAGCATGACCTATAACTGACAAAAGGACATCCATAAGGTCGCGATTCTTAGTTTCGCGCCCATGAACTGCACGAGAAATATATTCAAAAGTCTCTCGAAAAGGAACCACGTCCGCTTGACCGGGCAAAGCTCCATAGGGATTCTCCACAAAGAAGTGCCTCAAAAAGCAGGCACCCCTTGACACCAACTGTCCATTCATCACCTTCGAACAGAGCGGGATCCCATCGTAAATGTCCCTCACTGTAACGTCAAACATTTCCTTCATAAATTGTGCAAACAAAGTCCCCGAAAATTTCACTGCTGTAAGTCCAAAACCCTTATTCCACAAATGATCATCTCCATAAACAAGAAGAGCAAAACTATGAATAGCAGTTTCCAACTCTTCTTTATCGCATTCCTGTGCATTAACGAGCTGCCAAACCAAAAAAAGAAAGACATACAGAGCCATAATCCACGAATCCATATGGCTTGTATTAAAAATACCAGACGGAACTCCTCCAATAACCTGAGCCCATAAATTTGAAAAAAGACGTGTAAGACGACACATTAAATTCTTCGCCAGATATTCTACAATTTTTTGTTTAAACAAGTAATCTGGATCTTTAGGATTCTCATGAATAAGCATCGTCGACATGTACCATCTCACAAAGATAACATTCACAGACTGATCAAAGTTCTTTATATCACCTTCTACCAAGACCGGATCCCAATACATTCCTTTGTTTAAACCTAGAAGGTGAGCTATAAACTGTGCACCTCCCCAGGACCACTTTCTCCCGATCTGGATAATCTTTCCCCTCTCCACTAGCATTCTTATTTTCGAAACAAGCTTTTCAGCCAAAACAAAAGTACTTGTGGGAATAATGAACAACCTCAGTTTCGATTCCCATCGCTCATAAAGTTCCTTATCATAGAGCTTCAGTTTATCAAAAAAATTCTCATTCTTTGGAGAAATGGAAAAGAAAACTTCAAATTCTTGTTCTGAAACCAAAAAATTAAAGATCTTATTAATATCCGCTTCAAAGTTCTCTGCTTTTTTCCCATTCGGAGAAATCTTAATCTTGACATTATCCGGAAGCTCATGCGTCACTGACGGACCTGAATGAATACCAGAAGACGACCCCAAATAAACATCATCCAAGTTCGAAAAATCTAAACTACATGGTATCGTCTGAAATTCTGTTATTCCCATTGCTGAGTACATATAATCCGTTGCCAAATTTAAATATGCCAAAGGACCTTTCGCCACATCAAAAACATCATTAACATGCCGTTGATACGCTCCTATCGCGTCTGCAAATTTATGAGGATATAAGCCTGCTTGTGCAGCTATGTATGTCATCCTACCATGGTGAGTGCCATAGGCATGCCAATAAGCGCTCTGCTGTCGATAGATCAAAGACACCAAGGAATAGTCCTGAGGATCCCATACTGAATCAAATGGGATATCCTCGACTGGACATTTAAAAATAATCGGAAGCATATGTCTGTCTACATTTTTCATAATACCACGCATTCGAATATCCGGGTCTACAGGAAGAACTGACTCTGGACAAGATGGGATATTCAACGGAGGTTGAATAAGAACAACATTCTTTTTCTGAATAAAATTCTTCAGATAATGCTCTGTCTCATTAGAGAAACACGGAACGATCCTCTCACCGACTAACTTAAACTCACTCGCTAATCTCGCTGATGCTTCTGAATACTGCAAACCCCTATCCTTTTCCCTCGTCCGATAGTAAAAACCCTGCATAGGCCCCTTTCCAATAAGTTCCAAATCACACTGACAATGCTCATCATGCGCACATGACATGGAAGTATACTGCACTGTTAGATTTTCAGCCATTCTTCTTTTTCCACAAATGAAACGTACTACCTTATCCTTTACTCTTGTTCTCACGAAACGGTGCAAGATTCCTGCTTCTTCCCCAGGCTTTACTGGAAACTTTACCTGAAAAATCGTTTAGGATACTCGACACCAGTCG